TTGCCTAAATCATGCAACGGGTCATCAGTCATGGAGTAATTATAGACCCCCGCCGGCTGGCGGTTACAGGAGGAAGGACCGTTATGCCGAGTACTACCATCGGGGACCTGGAAGCAGGCACCGAGTTTGAGAAGGAAGCAGCTGAGAAGCGTCGCACTAAGATGCGTATGGAAATTCTTGCAATCATCAACCAAGCGCGGCAGGAGGGACGGTCTAACCTCACTCCTGAAGAGGATAACCGTGTCGCTGAGCTGGAGGTTGCGGGTACGCAGGTACAGCATGATATCGAGGGTATCAACAATAAGCTAGCGAAGATCCTTCGGCTCAAAGCTGAAGACATGGACGACCAGAAGAAGGCTCGTGAAGTCACCCCGACTGGTACGCGCAAGCCTGCCTATGATGAGGTGACGCGAGTAGGGCGTGAAGAGCGCACCTATCACAAGGGTAACGATCGTAAGGGTGCGGCGTTTTGCCAGGATGTGATCCGCCAACATCTCTTTGGTGACGTTGGGGCTAGCACTCGGCTTGCCAAACACATGCACGAGGAGCAGATCGAGCGTGGCCAGTATCTAGAGCGGGCAGTAGGTACAGGAGCTTTTACAGGGTTAACGGTGCCACAATATCTCACCGACATGTATGCACCTGCAGTAGCCGCATTGCGCCCATTTGCTGATGTGTGCAACCATCATGATCTGCCTGCTAGTGGTATGACGGTTAATATCTCACAGATTACCACACCATCGCAAGTTGGACTGCAGCCAACTGGCGAGAACAACGCGGTACTTGAGCAAAACATGGATGACACGCTGTTGACGGAGAATATCCAGACTGCAGCTGGTCAGCAAACTATCTCTCGGCAGGCTGCGGAGCGTGGTACCGGCATCGAAGAAATTGTCATGGATGACCTTTTTAGGCGCTATGCCACCAACCTGGACTCGACGCTGATTAACCAGGCGACGACTGGCCTTTCTGCAATAGCCAGCGCTATTACGTATACTGATGCTAATCCATCTGGTGTAGAGATCTGGCCGAAGTTCCTTGCAGGCGCTGCCGCTACGGAAGCTGCGTTGCTGGGCTTTGCACAGCCTGACGTGGTGCTGATGCATTCTCGGCGCTGGTACTGGCTGCAGAGCCAGCTTAGTTCTCAGTGGCCATTGTTCGGGCAGCCGAACATCGCTGATAATCGTGGTGGTGAGAACTATGCCACCTCCTATGGCCGGGGTGCTCGTGGTATTCTTCCGAATGGCATGGTTGCGGTAGTAGACAATAACATCGCCACCAACTTGGGTGCAGGCACTAACCAGGATGAGGCTTATGTTATTGCTACTGACGAATGCCATTTATGGGAGGACCCCGCAGCTCCGGTATTTTTAAGATGCGAGCAACCGGCTGCGGCTAGCCTTGGCATATTGTTGGTCTTGTATGGGTACTATGCCTATTCCATGCGACGTTATGCTAACGCCATGAGTAAGATATCGGGTACTGGCCTTATCACGCCATCCTTCTAGATCAACTTCTCGAGCTAATAGTTTGAGGAGATAAATAATGGCGTACGTAAAAGCGGGTAACTCATATTGGCACGATGCACAGATAACCAATATGGAAATACAAACTAATGGTGACATCTGGGTGTATTATAGCGGTCGTGATCACTTTGTCGCTCACTTAGGTTCTAGTGCTGCTGCGGCAGCGTCTGCATTAGCGACCTTGTTGGCCAGTAATCCAATTGACTTCACTTCAACACTGATCTAAGGAGCGCTATCTTGTGTCGCTAAGACCTATGTTGGTGGATACCGCGATACCGGTAGCCACCTTGCGAGCCGCGGGTACCTACTCATCGGGGCCAATCGCCAACCCCGGGGCGACCAGCAACGTCGGGCTGTGGGTGTTCGCCTCCGCGGTGGGCGGCACCACGCAGACGCTGGATGTCGTGCTGCAGACCAGCCCGGACGGCTCGACCTGGACATCCCTGACTAGTTCGGCCATCACGCAGATGACCGCGATAGGCAGCGCTCAGAGCAACGCCTACGTGCCGGCTGAGTACATTCAGGTGCTAGCCACGGTTGGTGGCACAGGAGCACCAACGGTGACTTTCCGCGTCGAGGTATTGGTGGTGCCTGGTGGCTGATCAAGGTATTACTAAAGGTGAGCCGGATCCTGATGGTCCGGAGAAGTATGTTCTCCCGGATGCGGAGACGCCGGGGAGTGCTGCGATCACCGATATCCCAGCACCTGGTGGCGACGTGAGCGATGCCGATCCGGACAGCGAGCCAGGTATTCGTAAGGCGCAGGAGCTAGGAGCTGACTACCAGCGCGCCGGGCAGATCCGCCAAGCTCTCTCTGAGCACCGCAACGCCACTCGACACGGCAATGAGGAGCGGCAGAAGGCAGCAAGGAAGAACCTCGAGGCATTGGGCTTCGAGGGTGACATCTTCGATGACGAAGACAAGACACCCCGTGGTCGTCAGACCCGTGAGCAGCGAATGACCAAATCCGACACACCGGCAGCGAAGGAAACCGGACCTAGCGTCTCTCGGTATTCGACGTCGACACCAGCGAAGTCAGAGCCATCGAAGACAGATACGTCTAAGCGCTGATGGCTCAGATTCAGTGGGTGACGCTGGAAGCTCTGCAGAATGACCAGACGCTTGATGCCGTCCCATTGAACGTCCGAGACAACGAAGCACTCCAGCGCACGCTGGACGCGGCGATGAACTGGGTAGAACAGCACCGGCCGGATCTGGATTACTTCGGTGCATGGACGGTGCCGCTGGATGTGCAGCTCGGCACCATTCGACTGGCTGCTCGGTGGTTTGTCCGTCGCGTGTCACCTGATGGCATGGTGCAGCTAGGTGACCTGTCGAGTGGTTTAGTGATGCGTGTCGATCCCGACATCTACATGCAGCTCGGGATCATGGGCGGTCTTGCTTAATCGTCAGTATTGAGTGAAACCCAAGCTTGCATCTCATCGCCACTGATGGTTTTACCGGAAGGCAGTGTAATCTGCGCTCCTGGTCCGAAGTCAGCGCCTTTCATCATACGGAACAGATCTTCGTCTGTCATTGTTCGCATAGGCTGCTTCGGCTGACGACGCAATGTTCGCATATCTCTTTGTTGACGTGCGCGTATAATGTGATCGTCCCATTCTTGTTGCTGTTGCAGAGTACGTTGGTGTATTTCAGAGTTGGAAGAGGATTTACGCCACGGAAGTCTCATAAGACAGATGCTACCACAGACTGTACTGCCAGTCCAGCGGGAGGTATTAGGTGACCTCTGCGCTGACCTCCGTGGCGACAGCACACCAACGCATCGTGGACGTGCTGTCGACAGTGGCAGGGATGCGAGTGGTAGGCGCGATAGCCGCACCGATCACACCACCAGCAGCCGTGGTAGGGCCACCGCGGCTGGGCTGGAAAGGTGAGTCCGGCATCGGTGGGCAACCGCTCACCGGCCAGTGGGACATCTTCCTGGTGGTCAGCCTCAACCAGTACTCGATCGACGTACTGATGTCGATCGTCGCTGAGCTGGTGGTGGTGTTGGAGACGCACACACCTGGTGTGGTGATGGGCGCCAGCCCTGGTACGTACGCGAGCCCGAACGGCGCTATGCCGGCTTACATCATTTCACTACAGATGGAGATAGGCGCACTGTAGTCGATCAGTTACTATAGTGTGGTATGAGGTAGTGTATGGTAGACTAGAAGCATGCCTCCTACTAAGAAAATTGCAGCGTGCGTAGTAATTAGTTGTACGCGTGTTGGTCCAGTCAAACGAGATATGTGCTATCCATGTTATCAGCTTTGGCTAAAAAAGAACCCGAATCCAACTAAACTTACGGATATCGGTAAAGTTTGTACTAGATGTAAGAAAGACAAGCCACTTTCTGCGTATAACAAGACCAAGCGAAACAGCAGTGGTTTAGATGCACATTGTCGTGAGTGCTCGAAATTAGCTCAAGTTCAGTGGCGTAAAAATAATCCTGATAAGGGTAAAGAATACGATCGTAAATGGAAGGATAATAACGCTGTTTATTTAGCGCAAGTCAAGCCAGACTATCTGAGCACAGAGTATCGAAAGAATACTCAGTTGACTCGTGGATGGGCTCACTTTCTTAAAAAGACTTATCGTTTGAGCCCGAAAGAATTTTACGCATTGCTTGAATCTCAAGATGGTGGTTGTGCTATTTGTGGGCGTAAAGATAGTGGAGTAAGAAATCGACAGATGCATTTAGACCATTGTCATGAGACAGGTAGGAATCGCGGTATTTTATGTCATTCCTGCAATGTTGGCTTAGGCAATTTCAAAAACAACCCAGATAGACTGTTCGCGGCAGCAGCGTATCTACTTCAATATGTGAATGTACTAAGCATGTGAGAGGAGGCTCAAAAGGATGACCGCTCCCGTATATTATGGCGGTTCAGCAACCTCAGCAACTGGTTTGTTGGTTCACTCTCGCAGACTCAAGCTGATTGTGTTCACTCTTAATGGAGTAGATCAGACAGTTCAGCTAAACGAATGGCAAATATTGAATAACACTGTTGACGGAACGAAAAGGTTTAGTTACGCAGGGTCACCTAGTGAGTTTAGGACCGAGACTGATAACGATTACGCTTTGCAACTGAAGTTCTTTGCTGACTGGCGAGCTGGTGGAATCTCTGACTACTTGTGGAACAACAGCCGTGCCTATGCCGGGTTCGTGTTGGATCACATGCCTGATGTCGTCGGTGAGCACGTGCGCTGGTCGGGAACGTGCGTGATCAAGGCACCGACTGTGGGTGGGGATCTGCGAACGATTGAGGAGACGTCAGTGACTTTATTGATCTTAGGAGTACCAACGTTTACTCGGGTTGGCTAGTATTTAGTGATAACAGTCGCATGGCTCGATACCATATTTTTCGCAAGTACCTAGCCTTGTGCAGTCTCTCATCTTACGCATATGAGGATAGTAGAAATGGTTAGCAAATGGGCTATTCTCATAGTTAGCTAATTTTAATCTAAGCTGTTCATTGTCTGTTTTTAGTAACGCAATTTCAAGCATAGCTGCGTCGAATGCTTCTGCAAGTTCTTGAGCTGTCATCATAGCTAACATACTACCACATGCTGCATTATCAACACAAGGGAGGTGTCTGTGGCACTCTCCACAGTGATCAGCCTGTCGGTAGCGGCAACGATCGCCAGCAATCCGATCACCGGCTCTACAGTCAGTGCTAACTGGCAGAAGTCCTATGGCGCATCGTTGATCAGCGGCACAGTTGCTGGTGCGGCCGACACGGCGTGGTGGTCGTTTCGCACGCTGACGGCCAGTGCCACGGAGAACATCGACTTCGCCGGCGCGCTGGCCGACCCTAGCTCGGGTGCGACGCTGACTTTCGCCCGGATCAAGGCTCTGATCATCTCAGCGCAAGCAGCCAACACTAACAACGTCGTCGTAGGCGGTGGTACGACCACCATGACCGGCCTGTTCGGTGCCACTACGCACACCACGATCCTGCGACCAGGCGCTACCGCGATGTGGATAGCTGGGACCGCCGATGCTACAGCCTATCCAGTAACTGCTAGCTCGACCGATCTGCTGCAGATCGCTAACTCAGCTGGCACTACATCAGTGTCTTACGAAATCACCGTGATCGGAACGTCTGTCTAAATGATCGAACTAAGAGTGCTCCCTGATGATGGTGAGCCATACAATGTGACGGCTCGAGGTCGGCAGATTCTCACTTGGGAGCAGACAAGTCGAAACAATACGTTGCTTCGCCTCAATGAGGCACCGACAATGCCTGATCTTTATTTTCTCGCACATCTTGTCGCAGTGAAAGAAGGTAAGTTCTCGGGGAGTCTGGCTGAGTTCACTGCTGCTGTGGACATAGAGCCGGTGCCTGGAGTTGATGAGATCCCTACCCGCCCGGTTCGTTGAGCCGGACAATCATTCAGCTCGCGTTGGCAACGAATACCTCACCAGACGCATGGGCTGAGCAAGATTGGCGAACCATCGTTACCGCTGTTGAGCTGTTGAAGAAGCAGAACGAGAAAGAAGATCCCGAAGGTAGGCAGATGTCGGGATGAGTGATCCAATCGGTGATGCTGCATCGCAGGACGCGTTCGAGGGTGACAGCGGCATTGCTGCCGCATCACAGGCATATCAGTTCGACTCGCCTGATGTTGGCGATGCGATGCTCAACACTGGTGTGGCCGGTGCGACGGTCCGACCCTATGAAGAGCCGGTGGCGGGTGCTCAGCTCAACTCTGATGTCTTCCAGACACAGATGCAGTCCAGCATGTTCACCAGCGCTACCGCAGCGATGGCGGACAATGCCATGTCTAATCTGACCGATGCGATTGACAGTACAGCGCAGCAGCAAGGTTTGATTCCTGCTGATCCCGGCGCCGACTACCCGACACCACAATGGCAGCAGGGCGGCCAGTTCTCCGGGGGTGGTGGTTCGACCGGCAGTAGTGCATTCGATACGGCTGTTGACAATGCGGTGACGAAAACTTTGGGAGACTGGGCACAGACACCGGAGCCCGCAGCAGGTGACACCGGCAGCTCGATATCAGATCCTGCATATAACACACAAGGCACCTCGACTACGACGCACGACACCACGGTTGATCCCAACAGTCCGACCGCCGATACAACAGATCTGAACATTACTAAGTCGATCGCCAGCTTCGAGACTGCTTATAGTGGTGCTGATGGTGGCGCAGCGACACATGGTTTGTATGCACTCGGATCAGATCCAGTCTCCTCACGACTCGGGGATAATTCAGATATATGGGCTTCTCCATTAGGTGGTATCGACGCCTCTGGTTCGATGGCGGCACGGGCAGAAGACGTTAAATGGGGCTTCACTCCGTCGAATCAGGCTCAAGCTAATGCGGATAACTCTGATATGTGGAATACACCGGTCGGTGGCTTCTTTAGCCATGGCTCAACACCGGATAGTGCTAATGACTTTTAGTTAAGAGGTGCGTGAGGCATGTCCAGCCCGCAGCGCACCGTAATGATTAACTTCAAGGGTTCGGTCAGTGGGTTGCTGGCCTCGACTAAATCGGCGATAGGCAACATAACCCAGCTCGGTACCAGTGTCGTCGGTATCGGCAAGATGTTCACCTCACTTTTGCAAGGCAATATCAAGCCGCTGGTTAATGGTGTGTTCAATGCGTTCGGTAAGTTGGCTAAGCTGTTCTTGATCATGCCGGCATTTCTGCTTGCGCTGGTGAATCCGATGAATGTCGCGCAAATGGCGATGGCGAACTTCTCGACAGCCATCAGTGCGGCTAGTCCCGCTGAGTTCGTGGCGGCAACACGGAACATGGCACCGGCCATGAAAGATGCTGTCATGTCGGTGCGGCTGCTGGAACCGCAGCTAAAGAATCTGTACGGCATTATTCAGCAAGGCTTCTGGGCTGGCTTCTCGACTGATGTCAATGACTTGGCGAGAGTATACTTTCCTGTTCTCGGCGCTGGCTTAGGCGGTATTGCCACATCGCTGGGAGATCTGCGTGAGAAGCTTGTGCAGTTCTTGCTGCAGCCTCAAGTAGTGACCGCGATACAAAATTGGATGACGGCGTTTTCTGGCATGGGTGCGACGATCCTCCCGATTATCGAGTCCATGCTGCCGACCATGATTTCACTGTTCACTAGTTTTGCCAACATCCTGATCAGCCTGCTGCCATTGCTGCAGGTGTTGATGGGCTGGCTAGGCGACATCATGAACTTCATCGCCCCAATTCTGTCGGGACTCGCCGGTATCACCAGTGGTGCCGGTGCGATCGGTGGTGTTGCGGGAGCCACCGGAGGCACGACCAGCTCCAGCAGCGGCGGTATCGGTGGTTTCTTCAGCGGCATTATCTCCGGTATCGGTGGGTTCTTTAGCAGTCTGTTCGGTGGTGGCAAGGCTGTCGGTGGTCCGGTGATGGCGGGCCGGAGCTATCTCGTGGGTGAGCATGGCCCTGAGATCCTTCGGATGGGAAGTAATGGCTTCATCACACCGAACGCAGTGATGGGCGGTGCTCACTACCACCAGGTCACAGTGAAGATCGGGGAGACGGAGTTGAGGGATATGGTCACTCATCAGATCAGCATGATGACTCAAGGCGTCGCGGTTGCTGCGCGCATGGGCCGCGGGTCCATCGTTTAGTGAACATCCCAATCAACTAGCTCTGCGATTTCAGAAGTAATATCACCTTCGCCATCAGGGTCAAGCTGAATGAGCGTCATAAGTTGGTCTAGCTGTCCGACATTTCTAGTATCTGCATCGTCGGGAACCTCGAACGTATGTGAGCTTCGCCAGGTTGCTGTAACAGTGATCGACTTTGTCATGATTCATACCCTATCACATACTGCACTGTCAGTCAACTGGAGTTTTTAGTGCCTCAGCATCGCCGCGCACGCCGTCACCAGCAGTGGGAAGTCACGCAGCAGTGTTCGACGCTGTGCGACTGTGGTGCGGTGTGCCACGAGCTGCACCAGCCAGTCGACCAGCGCGAGCATGATCCAGCTAGTTGCGTTGCGCTTCGTTAACTTGCTTGCGGGTCTAGTTCATTAGCTCGTGTGTAGATGATATCTCGTGACATTGGGCCGAGTTGAGGAGCAAGTCGGCGTAGCTCAGCAGCCACAATCAATGGGGCAGCAAGACTAATTGAATCATCAGAGTTTTCAGCCTGCGCGCCCGCATCGAAAGCAGCTTCTGGAATCTCAAGTTCGATCATAAACCAGACACTACCACAGACTGCACTATGAAGCTAGTTGTTGCTCCATACAGGTGAACATGAGAGCTGAGGTATCAAGTTGGCCTCGCTAGCACTCAGTTATGACGACACCACGGCGAGAGTGCTCCTGTCAGCGACGTCGTTGCCTGCGACAGCGGACGTAGCGCTGTTTGAAGTTTCAACAGATCAGATCCACTGGACGCAGGTACGCGGCGGCAGTGCAGTGACGATCTCCAGCACTGCGGCCAGCTTGATCGACTACGAGTTCAGCCCTGGTGTGGTCAACTACTATCGGGTGTCCGCAGTCGATACCAACCTGCCGACGTTCGTAGCGTCGAGCATAGCGGTCAGTGCTAGTGGTGCCGCGGTGTCCCCGACGGTGCCAACGGGCTATGCCGAAGGTGACCTGCTGGTGATCTGGGCTGCTATCCGCAACTCTGGCACTGGCACGGTGGTGTGCCCAACGGGCTGGACTGTCATGATGCAGACCGACAACATCGGCCTGTTCGGCAAACGGGCTCTGACCAGCGAGAGCACGCCGACTGTCAGTGTCACAGGCGGTGTCACGGGCACGTCTGGCAGCGACGTCATCGCTCAGATGGCGTGTTTCCGCAATTGCGAGCGCACGCCGGCCGCAACCTCCTACCAGCTCAATCCGAGCGCTCAGAACATCACCTACCCCCCGATGGCCGGTGTCGAGTCAACGTGGACTGCGGTGCTCTACCTCGGCTGGAAGGCTGACGACTGGACCAGCGTAGCTACGATCTCGGGTGCCACGGAGATCGGTGAGCCAGTGAGCACCGCTGGTCTAGATGCTGGCCTGGTCTGGGATTACCAGTTGCTCACTACGCCAGCTGCGGTTAGCTCGGGAGTGTTCACGGTAACTGGCGGGACCTCGGTCATCAGCTACGGCGCTACGGTGGCGCTGCGCAACGCTGACTACGTGACCCGCACAAGCGCGAGTATCACACCGGCGATGAGTCTGGTCTGGCTGAAATTTCCTAGCGCGCCTTATCTTAACCGATCGGTCATGCTGATCGGCTGGGAGGAAACAGAACGTACTACGCGGCTCGGTTTCTTCCCGATCGTCGGCAAGCGCACTGCCATTGCGTCAACTGATCTGCACTCACCGCGAACGGTCACTATCTCACTGTTCACACAAGATGATGTCGAGGTAGCGGCAGTAGACCTGGTGCTCTCACTAGGCATCATCATGCTTCTGCAGATACCGGTAAATTTAGCGCTGAAGAGTATGTATGCAGGGGTTGGGACTTATAATTATGTCAAGCCATCGCACCTGTCCCATCGCAATACGATCACTGTGCCATTGACTGAGGTTAGCATGCCGGATCTCAGCATTGTGGGGGCTACAGTTACTTGGGCTACACTCATAACTCAGTACACTGACTGGAGCACTGAACTAGCGGCTAACGCAACCTGGTCGTCTGTGCTTGCGTTGCAAGGCACTCCTGCTGACGCGCTCGTAGGGGTGTTATGATCTACGCTTGGCAACGTGAGAGACTGCGCCAGTCGCTACCGGCAGGTAACTACGCTGGCTTGTGTTGCTCAGCGCATAGCTCGATCTGTGAACCTCCGAAAACTATGTGCTGCCGGCAGTGCACTGAGTGGCAGCATCCACAGCATAAGGACGGCTCGGTCTGCAGCAACCCCGACCCGTCATGGCTGAGGCTCTGAGGTGCAC